TTGTGATACTCACCAAAACAATTAGTGTAACCATAAATGTTCCTAAAGTGAAGGGAGATTAACTTTAATAAAGTTAGACATATATCTCCGTAGTGTCATGCCATTACCATCAACCGTGCCATTGGGATCAGACGTTTTGAGGAATGTTCTCATGCCCTCTGATCCAGCAAAGTGTGCTCCAGCAAGAATTGTCGCTCGTGTCATCTTGACACCCTTGATGGTTTTCCCATCATATCGTTCAATATATGGTTCCAGTTCACGGTGATTGTATTTCATGTATGCAATCATGACCGAATCCTGAAGGTATGGGTTCCGCAGGAATTCATTTCGTGACACGTTGAATCCCAATCCGCGAACGGTAGCGTGGCTAAACTGGTATTTTCCCATCATGCCGTATTGATTAACTATTCTATAATTGTTACCGCTTTCGAAGTGCGCAATCCGTGCCATGAACTGCTCCACAGGCGTTGGTTGCGACATCGGTAATTTTTGTGCTGAAAACATCGGAATGTTATCTAGCATGTAAATCGATGTTAACAACATAACTATGATAGTTAAGTATGTTTTCATACAATCCTCATGTTAAATGAATATAACTATCGGATTAGATGTGGTCGTGCCTCAGCGATACCTGCGTTTGTAACAACAACATAATCGGGATAAAACTGATCAATAGATGATGCACCTGCGTAGCTGAGTGCTGACCGTAACCCATCCAATAACCCGTCAACCACGAACTTTGCCTTACCCTTGAACGGAACCACGGTGGATTCCCCTTCGACGTTGCGTTGTGCCTGACCGTGGACACTCTTGGTTTCAAGTGATGCGGCTCCACGATACCGCTTGTATAACGAACCATCTGCTTGTTCAATAATCTTTCCCGGCGCTTCCTTCGTTCCTGCGAGGAGTGAACCAAGAATAACGGAACTCGCTCCCATTGCGATTGCCTTGGCAATATCACCGCTGTTCCGAATACCACCACATGCGATAATCGGAACCTTTGCCTGTCCGGAGCATTCCTGTAGTGAAGTCACGTTGGGAACGCCAAATCCTGTCTTGACTCTGGTCGTGCAGAGTGACCCACCACCAATCCCAACCCGAATTGCATCTGCCCCTGCGACTTGGAGATTGTATACCGCGTCTCCTGTTGCGACATTTCCCGCAATCACATCAACATGGGACGGAAGTTGTTTCTTCAACTCACGAATTGCGTCCATTACAAACTTGTGATATCCGTGTGCAACATCAATCAAAATAACGTTGGCGCCGTTTTTGACGAGTTCTTGAGCCCGTTCAAGATAGTCACCGTTTGCTCCTATTGCTGCCATGATCGGAACGGTGTACTCGCGTTTGGCGGACAAACTTCCAAAACCATCACCGTAAATATGATCATGAACCTTTTCAACTTCTTCCGCTTGGCGTTCAATCGTCATAAATCGATGAATACATCCCACCCCGCCCAAGTCTGCCATTGCTATTGCCATGTCACTTTCACACACCGTGTCCATTGGACTTGCAATTAGTGGAATCGACAATTCATATCGTTGTGACAACTTGGTATGAAGACTGATGTTTTGCCGTGATTCGATTTCTGAGTATGCAGGAACCAGCTGCACATCATCGTAGGTTAACGCGGTCTTACCGTTGGATTGTACTATAAAATTCATTTTGCAACCTTTGACGTTCAATGTCTTTTATATGAATAATTGCCCATTCTTCTTCGTCGGGAAGTGGTGCAGTGACTTTTGCTCCCACAATTCGTTCATGAACCTTTCCTTCCCAACGAATGTCCACATGATTACGATACAACCGTGTTTGGTAATCGGGGAACATGACCCACCCTTTTTCGTTCACCTGCCATCCCCAGCGTTTAATGTCTTCGTTGGTCAGTCCATCGACGAGATTGACGCGAGGGAGAATGAACAAATCCACATTTTGATTGTTGTCCACAATGTCATGGAGATACGCCAATAGATTGGGATGTAGGGTTTCATCAGCGTCTATCTGGAAAATATAATCGCCAAGACATTGTTCTGTCAAGTAGTTCTTATGACCAGCGAAATCGCCGTTCAATTCATGATGAAACAGTCGAATCGTATTGTCTGCTGAATAGGTGTTTAACAACGATACTGTCAGCTCATCCGTAGAATGGTCATCCACCACCACAATTTCATCACCCGATTCCGCACAATACGGAACTAATTGATCTAATAGGGTCTGGATATATTGACCTTCATCGTGTGTCGTAACCGCGAAACTGATCATAAAAGTGACCTATAGGTAAAGAGGGCTTGTTCTTTTGCTTTTGCTTCCAAGTCAATGTCTAGGAATAAACCAAAATCATCAATCTTCGTATACACATAATCTGCGTGGGCTCGGGGGTTCCCCTTCACACCTTCGTTTAGATTTTTTGATTCACTATAATGAAATAACGGGGTGATACTTTCGGGCCATGTTCCTGCGGCCAATTCTGCTGCGTCTTGGGTACTCAATCCATCGGTATGAAACTGATGATGGAAATAATCAAACGTAATTGGAATACCGACTGCACTATAAATGTGTGTAAACAATTGAACCACAGAAAACCCAGACGCTTTATCGTCATTCTCGACAGTCATGCGGTTACGACAAGTTTCTGACAGTCGTGCGAAATTTTTTAACCATCGGTCTGCGGTTTCTTCGGAGTAGTTCATCCCTACATGAATGTTGATTGCGTTGTACGGGGTCGTACTCAGTCCCATATAGTCAAAGACAAGTGAATGGAGTTCAAGGTCTTTGAGGGAGTTCAGGATCACTGGCTCTTTCAGGGACGCCAATTTCACAAAATGATCGGGATGACACGTAATACGTTGACCTGTCTTATACGCTAGATTACCAGCCTTTTCCAAATTACTGACAATCTGAAAATAGTCTTTGAGACTTGTCGGATTGTATTCTGTACCCCACGGGAAGATGCCCGATCCCATACGAAACACGTTGATGTCATGGTCAGCGTTCCATTGAATGATCTTGATAAGGTCTTCGGTGTTCTTGAGAGCAAGTTCGGATGCGTAGCTCAAACCTTTTTCTCTGAACGTCCGTTGGATCATTCCCCGGCCCGTGGTAATTTTTTGTTTACCGAGTTCGACGTTTATACAACAATAACCAACGTTATGAGGCATAAAAACCTACTTGCGGAAGATGTTTAAATATAATACGTTATAGGGTATTTGTCAAGGGGGTTACTACCGTGGAGCTATGTAATTATTATAGTAATTTACTGCTGGTCGATAATTTTCCCACGTATCTCTTTTACTCCAATCAAAATCTCCCCGCAAGAAGTATTGTGGATCATTCCCTATCGGCGGGGTATCTGACATCTGTGGTTTGGTTTCTGGTTGCGTTGGGGGTTGTTCTATCGTTTCTGTGGCTGGTTCTTGTTTTGGTATTTCTGCGACATATACCTCGTATGGTTCTTTGTTGTCAGCCGTTGTGTGATCAAACAATTCTTCGATTTGCTTTTTTTCCGTAACATCGTTTTCGTTCGACTTACCCTGCTTTAACAAGAAATTTACTGCGATCACCAACGCTACAGCAAGTGGGTCAAATACCAACACAATAATCAATGTAAACCATTTTACCACCGTGTCAAGTGATACGTTAAAAACCTTTGCGATATACACAAACGTTCCGATATCACCATTTGTTTCGATATCAACGTTTTTTTGAATACTTATTGTATTTAAACTATCACGAACTTTGGATAATTGAGTAATTTCGTTTTGTAACGTTGTAACATTTCTATCTGCTTGATTCAATGAATTTTGTGCGGAACGAATGGTCGTATTGTTTCCTGTGGTACTTTTGGAAACCAACGCATCCAATCGTGTTTCTTGCTGTGAACGGAGTTCAATTAACTGGTTTAATCGTTGATTCTTCCGGTCAATGTCTTGTTCTACGGTTTGGATACGACCTTCGGTTGCTTTAATATCTGCCGTCAATTGTAATGGTGTCGCGGCAACCTTTGCATATGCAGCAGAAAGATATCCGTAAATACCAGCAGACGTAATCAACATTAAGACTACACTAGCAACGGTTAAATATCCCTTCAACGTTCGTGGGATTTTTTCCCAATACTGATATAAAAACGAGATGCTGACGATTTTTCCTAATTCAAGTGCTGCTGCCATGACTGCTGCACTCAATGCCGCACCAGCAAACAATGTCGCAATACCCGTCACCGAAAATACTGCAGCACACATGGCGACGAACAATGCGGTCAATGATGTCAATGTGATCAGTGAAACAAATTTCTTCATATAAGGTAAAAACGCGACTGAAGAAGCTGGCTCCCTCAGTCGCGTATTTTTCTCCATGTGATTGAGTTAGCGTGGAACGTAACTGTTAAGGATCACCCCCTTAGTAGTTAGAAGTTACGTTTCCACAACCACAAGTGCAATAAACACATCCACAACTACACATCATAATATCCTCCGTTGTAAATGGTTGAACTACTTGATTGTAACCTTGCTGACCTTCGAGATCTCTACCTTGGTCTTTCGTGGAATCACTAGTGTTAAGAGCCCGTCCTTGAAAGTGGCGTCGATCTTTTCGGCATCCAAGTTGTCACTGAGTCTAAATGAGCGACTAAATGCGCTACGCTTCAATTCGCGAAGCAGATAAACAGATTTATCAGTTTGCTCAGTTGCTTGTGATGCCTTTCCTACAATACTGAGGATATCCTCCTCGACCTCAACCGAAATATCGTCCTTGGTATACCCGGCGATTTCGGCTTGAATTTCAATTTGATCATCGTGTGAAATCACATTTACCTTCGGATATGCTGCCTTGCTGAAGGGATCGATTCCAAACGTCTTGTGAAAGTCTGGAAAACTTCCACGGAATGCGTCATCAAAGAACTTATCAAACGATGTAACCCAATTGTCTTTGTTGAATTCGTATTCCTTTGCTAAAACCGTTGCTGGCACAGAGTGCGCTACCCACTTACGAGTCATAAGATTTCTCCTTATTGTATGTAAACGTCCTCACCATGAGTGACGTAAGTAGGGACTCCCAAAGGACATCCCTAATATAAATATATGTTTTGATCAAAAAATTATCAGATTGAGAACCGCGTCTTGTCGTTTTCAACCCGGCTGGAAATGTGGTCAGCCCAGTGAATAATATACGGTAAATTGGTTTTCATCGCATATGGGGCGTAATTCACCAGATATGCTTTACTACCTTCGTCATATAGCCCGTCAGAGAGCTTGATCGCTAACCATTCATTTTGCGTGATCTGAACGCCATGTTTTTGAAGCATGAATAATCCACGTTCAGGAGCCTTCATGTATTGAAGATTGTCATTGTGACGATACAGTTCACCACGCTTCCTGTGCCAATCAGAATCCTGCTCCACATAATAGGGGCCTTCATCCGGATTGCCCAGCTTGCCAAGGTCGTGATGCAATGCGGCGAAGATCACCTCTTGTTTGGTGAAATTGATGTCACCTTCCATCTGCTTGTACAAGCCAGCGATCTTCAATGCGGTATCGGTGACACGAAGCACGTGATCCAGATATCCGCCGGGGAAGGCGTTGTGAAAGTGTACCTTCCCGGACGCTGGAGCGGTCATCAGCTCATCCTGTAACACGGCGTACAATGGTTCCAGCTGTTCCCAACGAGGATCGGCTTGGAGATACTCCATTAACTTGTTGTAATCTTGCTGAATCTTTTCTTCGGTTTGTTCGATATTAAACATAAATAACCTTTAGGTCGTGTGGTGAATGTTGTGACATGCGCCGTTGTGCGTGTTTCATCCAGAGTTCGAATAATGTTGGAACTGCAGGTTTCTTCAATAACCGCATATTGACTTTTTCCAAATCAAAATCTGCTTTCTTATTGTTACATGACGAACATGCCGTCACCAAATTCTCCCACGTGGTTGTACCCCCACGACATTCAGGGATCACATGATCACGGGTCAAGAATTCATGGCTGCGGAAATCGGACTTGTGCCGACCGCAGTACTGACAGGTATGATTGTCACGAATAAAGAGGTTCCGCTGCGTTAGGGCGGCTTTGGTATGAAATACTTTTCGTCCTCGTACAAATGCTTTTAGCGCCACCATCACTGGTACTTTAAACGCTTGTCGAATGGATCGCACAACGAGAAAGGGATGTTCTTCGACGACTGTCGCCTTTCCCTCCAGCACTAACAATAACGCTCTTTTGGAAGGTACCACGGAGAGCGGCTCATATGTGGCATTGAGAACAACGCATCGGGTTGTTTCAAACTCCATAGTCACTCCGTAGATGTATCTTTAATAATTTGATCGATATAATGTGTATTAATTAATTCTGCTACTCTTGCTGCATCTTCGTATGCTTCTGCTTCGATAAATACCCGCAATGCTTCTTGTAGTGTCTGTAGGTAATTTGCTTTGGGTACCCATGCTCTGACATCACTACCTTCGAATTCAAACAATTCCACAATACTGTCATTGTTTTGAATACCCTTAATGATCTGTCGCACCATGTACCGATATACTAAGGTTCTGTTTTCTCTGATGAACTTGTCCCAAATTTTTGCGGACTTACGTGGTAGAACGAGCATGTTTACGCCCTCGTTTCTTAGCGGTCTTGGTCTTGGTCTTTCGCACAACCTTCTTTTCCGGCTTGTTCTCCTTTTTAAGTTCGGCAATCACCTTACTATCGGTGACAACCTCACCATGTGAATAGACCACCCCATCATGTTCAAAATACTTTTTAAAATGCCAGCCACGTGGCTTGTCGGACTTTGGCTTTACCACGGGTTGTACGGGCGGTGGTACCATGCCCTGAACGCACCAATCGCAAATCACTACGCCAACATCCTGTCCAACCAACACATCGTCCCCACACTTGTCACATCCAAGATACTGCTGACCACGAACTTTATTTGCCTGAGATTGTGTCAATGAACGTGTTCCGCGTTTCCGCATAAATCCTCACTTAGAAAATGTGATGAGATAAATTAGATGATTGTACACTTTGATTTTCAGCAACTGCAGCAGCCGCAGTTGTGGGTATAGATCCTTCACTGGTTGCCCTACCTTGACGGATTTCTCTAAGTTGATTAACAAGGGGAGCATTGAGAGTAGCTGGTCGAGGGACGTTGTAGACTGCACTTCGTTGACCCAATACTGGAACATAACGTGATCCAGCGTCTTCCCGATATTGTTTTGCAACATCGTAGAGTGCAGCGATGGCGTCTCGTTCTCTTCGGAGCGCAATAATCTTGTCATTATACGCTTGAATAGTTTCATCAATCTCCTCCATCTGCTCTGTTGCGTGATCGTAAATTGCGTTAATCAGATTGATCATAACCTGTCCTTGAGAGGGTTTTGCATATATGTGTCATTACACATCTTTTAGTATTTCACACAATTTTAAAGTTTCTTCGTGAGACATTGAATTTTTAGCATGATTCATTGCCGCACTGATCCATTGTATATTTCCCTTAACATATCCCTTATTCGAATCTATTCTATCTAATGACGCTAAATATATTGGTGAAATGTTGTGCTTTACATCCAAATTTGTTGATATTAATTGAACTTTTGAATAAGCACATTTTCCCGATTGTATGTTCCATTGTTCTTTTAAATCATCCAGCGTGACATTGTGTTCATGTTTTCTACGTTTTATTCTTCTAAAATGAGGCCGAAATAAACTATATT